GCCGCCCGTGTAAGGGTGTAAGGGTGGAAAGGGTGAAAAGGTGTAAAGGTGTAAAGGTGTTACGTGCAAGGGTGTAAGGGTGTAAGGGTGTTACGTGTAAGTAGGGTAGGCTGATAGGCCGTGCCGCTGATAGGCTGTGCCGTCGATAGCTTGTGCCGTCGACAGGCTGTGCCATTTCGTGTAGCAAGAGGTTGAGCAGGAGGCTATACCACTTCGTGTAGCGAGCCCCCCTGTAGGGCTTCGTGTAGCGATGGTTGACAACGGGGCTGTACCATTGCGTGTAGCACTGCACAGGTGTTCCAGCCTATCTCCACCATCTCCACATCCTCACACTAGGCGATACCTCGTCGATGCTCGATACACCATCCCTACCCAGGCAGGCGGGCAGATATGTAGTAGGCAGGCGGGTGCGGATAGATGGCGGAGGATGAGTGGTCGTTATGGATGCCGCCTCGTGGCGGGTGCGGATAGATGATTGACGTGGGTTGACAAGGGTTGGCAAGGGTTGGCAAGGGTTGACAAGGGTTGGCAAGGGTTGACGTGGGTTGACGTGGGTTGGTAGGGGGTGTGCTTGACCTGCGGGGCGGAATGGTGTACAATGATACATGATGGTGTGGAGGTAGTGGAAAAGTTGTAATTGCTAGCCAGGGTGTATGTAATACACCCTGGTGAGGAGGATGAGTGGTCGAGGAGGATGAGTGGTCGAGGAAAATGAGAGCGCGGATGAGTTGGTTGAGTGCGAGGTGTACTCGAGGATCGTCGGGTATGTGCGGCCGGTGAAAAATTGGAACAAGGGCAAGAAGCAAGAGTACGAGGAGAGGCAAGAGTACAATGTGGATGTTCATCAGCTGGCGGCCGATTGTGTGGATTGTGATAGCAACGTGGCTGATGGCCCATAGCGCGACGTGGTTCGGCCTGTCACTGATTGCTGTGGGCATGAAGGGGATGCGAGCTCGACGCCTAACGTGAGCGCGAAACTGTCGATTGCGAGCAAGAATATGTAGCACGCAGGGCAGTTTTAGGGGAAAACATGCAATTGGCATGGGTGTTTATGTAGTACGTGGACGAAAACATGTCGATCGTGTGTGTGACGAGAGAGTCGGCTGGCAGTGAGTGGCCAAATGGGGTTCGTCGGATAATCCGTTATGTACTTTCTTATATACGGATTATCCGACGAAGGGAGAATGGATGAACAATGGCATCATAGACCTGATGGATAACGTCACGGTCATCGAAGAAGACGAGGAGGTGAGGCCGGGCAGCCAGTTGGTCAAGCCGGCCGACGAACTGATTGAGTCTGGTTCCTCATTGGCTTTCTACCAAGATGGAGAGGAAGCCGACCTGTATCGCGCTCGCATGGCGGAGATCGTGCAGGTGGTTCTTAGCGGCGCTCCGAGACACACGGTCACGGGATGGATTCGAGAGAACTATGACACCTCGTACAGTGTGGCGAGAAGCATCTACAATGATGCTCGCGCTTTCATTGTGGACGAAAGTAGGGACTTGCTGCAGATTGCATTGGCGGAGCAGATACTGGCCAGGAGAAAATTGCGGGAGGAAAGCGACGACCCGATGTTTATTCTAAGGGTCCTAGATTCGGAGGCAAGAGTGCTTGGCCTGGGTAACATTCTGCGCATTGAGCATACAGGGAAGGGCGGGGGGCCGATTGAGAACGTGATCACAGCAGGCTCGCTGAAATTTATTGAGCACGTGGGATAACTTGGGATAATGTGGGATAATGTGGGATATGCGGATATGACACTTCTCTACGGCAACTTGGGATATGCGGATATGACACTTCTCTACGGCAACTTGACATAATGTCAGATAAAACCAGCGACAAGATAACCGAGTTTACGCTACCCCTTACAACAGAGAGGCAGTTGCGTGAGTTCACTGAATATGTCTGGGGCATAAAGATACCGAATGTCATCGTGTGCCCGACCCATTGTACGCCATGGGAGGCGTTCAGGGATTCATACTTTGCTGCTGACTCTATGTCTGTCTGGAAGTCCTCGCGTGGGTTTGGTGGCAAGTCCTATCTCCTGGCTGCCCTGGGGCTGACCGAGGCCGTTACGCTCAAGGCCAATGTGAATATTCTCGGCGGCTCTGGCGAGCAATCAAAGAATGTTCACGAGCACATGGAGAACTTTTGGCGCACCGACCGAGCGCCGGTCAACCTGCTCGAGGAACAACTCAAATGGGAGACCAAGCTCCAGTGGCCCCCCGAAAAGGGAGCGCTGCGTGGGCGCAGGAATTGGGTACGCGCTCTCAAAGCATCCCAAAAGTCTGTTCGTGGCCCTCATCCACAGAGGCTACGGTGTGTGGCCGAAGATACACCGATCGCCACTCCTGATGGGTGGGTGAGCATTAAGAATTTGGTTCCTGGTCAAGATGTCTTAACTTTAGACGATCATGGTGATATAATCCGTGGTATCGTATCTGACGTATGGAGCTCGGGTGTGAAGCCGACTATTAAGTTGCACTTTAGCAACGGTGATAGCGTCGAGGTCACAGGTGAGCACCCCATACTTACCACGGAGGGCTATGTCAATGGCGCGAATATCAAAGCCGGCAGTCTTGTGTACGGTTTGTGGGAAGGAAATCAGTCGCAGGAGCACAACGTTCCTGTGCGCGGAGCATCTGAGGGAGAAGAGAGCGGCGTTGGAGAAGCTAGGGTATACAGTTCTGTTCTGCCGCACAGAGAACCGTCACTTTTGGAGGCGAGACATCCAGGAGTTGTTCGCGTTGTAAATATTACAGAAGGTCGAACAATCGAGACGTACGATGCGACAGTTCCTATTACGCATAACTATGTAATAGGAACTGTCTTTGTGTCCAATTGTGATGAAATTGATGAGATGGACAAGGCCATTCTTAATTCATCTCTTGGCCAGACGATGGAGGGCGAAACCGGTATTGCCCCACAGACGACCCTCTCCTCAACTCACCAGTATGCGTTTGGGACAATGTCTGAGGTCCTTGCTCGAGCAAAAGACAAGGGCTGGAGCGTGTATACCTGGTGTATTTCGGGGGAATGTGATATAATGGGCGTGCATCGTAACATCACGATGCAAAATGTACGTCGAGGAGATCACATTTATGCATACGAATCAGGGCGACTTATTGAGACAATCGTCACCGATCACTGGAGCAACGGGATCAGGGACACAATTATTCTCAACATTAACGGCCAGGACCTCCGATGCACACCCGAGCACAGAGTCAGAACCCCTAGTGGCTGGCAATTCGCTGGGGATCTCAAGCCAGGAGACCTTGTGTCCACGGTGCAAGAGGCGCAAGCCCGATCATTACAAGGATGGCCTGTGCAAGATGTGCCATTATGGAAATCAGTGCCCAGATTGCGGGAAGGCGATTTCGCCACAGTCAGCCCGTTGCCGATCGTGTGCGGGGAAGAAGAAGAACAATCTCCAGCATTCAAAGGCAGCAAACAGAATTTGCCCGGCGTGCGGAGGGCAAAAGCTGGCACGATCAAAGCAATGCAAGGCGTGCCACAACAAGTCTCTGACCAAGAAGAACATGCGCAATGCGGGAGTGCTGGCCCTGGCTCGGCAAAGATCGTCTGGCGACAGGACCAAGCTAGAGCTTGCAGCTGGGAAGATGTTTGCTCGCCTGGGATTATACTACAAGGAACAAATTGGCTTTGGTCGATGGGTGATCGACTTCTACTTGCCTGGCAGCGAATTGTACGTGGAAATCTATGGGCGCTACTGGCATACTCGGCCAGGCTCGCTAGAGAGAGACGAGCGCAAGCACGCAGAGTTCAAGAAGCAGGATTTGGACTTGCTGGTTCTGTGGGGCGACGAGCAAGCCCTGTGGGTGTCTCAGTTGTGCGCAGCGTTAGGCGTGGAGAGCCAGTTGAAGTCTTTGATCTCACAGTAGAATGCGGCGAGTCCTTTATTGCCGAAGGCGTCATCGTTCATAATTGCTTCCGTGAGTCTCATGCCAGGGGCACAGGCTGGCTAACAGAGAAAGAGATCGCAAGGAAAAAGCGCGAGGTTCCATCCAATGTATGGGACACCGAGTATGATTTGCAGGAACCTAACCCGGAGAACCGCGCTATCGACACAGACGCTGTCGCCCGCATGTTCCGCAAAGACCTGGGGGTGTATGAGGGGCGGGTTGGACAAACGATCATTCACCAAGAACCGGTCCCTGGCGCATCCTACGTCACAGGCGCTGACTGGGGCAAGAAGCGCCATAACACCTTCATCGTTACGTTTCGTACTGATGTTTATCCATGGTTGCTTGTTGCTTATGGTAGATATGCTAAGGAGTCTTGGCCTAAGATGGTGAGCAAGTTTACTTCTCGCTTGCGCATGTACCCTGGCAAGTCAGCCCATGACGCGACAGGCCTTGGCGGAGTCGTGGAAGACTATCTGGAAGATGATACAGTCCCCAAGGCGGGCGCCAAGCGTGAAGTCCAAGAGCTTCTTACCAAAGCAAGATTACGTACTGAGGGCATCATTATGCGCGGCGAGCGCCGGCAGTCGATGCTGAACACATATATCAATTACGTTGAACTGGGCAAGTTTGTTTCACCTTTTATTGCATCAATGGAGAAGGAGCATCGTCTTGCATCGTATGACGATGTGTTCAACTCTGTGCGCGGCCACTTGCCAGACAGCATCGCAGGCGCATCCATTGCCTCAACTCAAGTCTCGATTCTTCTGGCGCCACCGGCCAGCTCGATTGCGACCCCAGCCGACGAACAGTACTACTATCACAAGGACGGTGCTCGTCCTGGAATCACGATCCCACAGGGAGGCCCACGTTGGCATCGACAAACAAGACTGTTAAACGACCCCGCACTTCAGCGGTATCTGCGCCGCTAAGGTGGCTTGGGCTTGTTCCGCAAAAAGTTGTTGAGGAGCAGGCGGTCAAATTCGCAGAAGACGTGCGCGTGGCAGAGGCCCGCGCGTATACAGAAGCCGTCAAAGACTTCCGCTCGATCGAGGATGAGCCAACCAACAGCGCTGGCGTGATCCGGCAGGGGTACAACTCTGCTATGTCTGGCCTGCGCGGCCCCGGCGATCTCTCTTACGACGAGATCAACAGTGTTGTCTGGCAGGTGTTCCTGCGTCACCCTGTTGCGAAGCGCATCATCGAGCTCAAGCGTGATCACATCCTCGGCCGTGGAGTGCGTGCCGTCGCCGAGGATGACAGTGATTTGCAGGAGGTTCTCGACAAATTCTGGCGCCAGAACCGGCTGCGTCGTCTGCTACGCAAGATCACGCATCAGCTTTACCTCTTTGGCGAGCAGATCATCATTGCTTCGGTGCGCAAGACGGATGGCCGGGTGCGGCTGGGGTACATTGACCCCACCGAGGTCGGCAAGGTTATCTTGCACCCAGAGAATGCACTGGAAAAGTGCGCGGTTGTTCTAAAGGAGAGCCACGGAGAGGGCCTCCCCTTGTGGGCAACTGGTGCGAAGGCTCGTCGGGTGTATCGGATTGTCCGCCCGTATGACCCGCAACTCGAGGGCAAAAATCCATCAGAAGACGAAGAAGGCAAGTACCTTTCCTTCTCCCAGGCTGAAAAAGAGCCCTGGGAGAAGGCCCTGCTTGAGGCGTATGGCCTCACAGAGTACACAGGCGACGTCTTTTACTGGTCGACTAATGATGTCGCGAACCAGGAGCGAGGCCTCTCCGATCTGCACCAATTGATCCCCCACCTGGCCTATCTCGAAGACGTACTCATGACCTTGGCCGATCGCGAGAACATGGCTGCTCTCGCGGCCTGGGAAGTCGAAATGGAGGGTGCTACAGATGAAGAGTGTCGAGCCAAGGCCCAGCAACTAGCCCAAAATCCCCCTCGGCGCAGCTCTTTCATCGTCCACAATGACAAGGAGGCCTGGCGGTTTGTCACTACAGGCATGGAGCAGGCTGGCTCCATCTCTGTTGAACAGGCTCTACTTGACATGGTGTTCGGTGGCGCGGGCATGCCTCGGGGCTGGTTTGGCGAGGGCGGTGGAGAGAACCGCGCTACTGCCCGAGAGCAGAACCGCCCGGCATGGATGACATTGCAGTTCCACCAAGACGAACTGCGAGACTACCTGCTCGATCTCGTTTTCTTTGTGCGCGATCAGGCCGAGATCGCCGGCGCCTGGTCGATGCCCGCCAAAAAGGTGATTGATCCCCTGGCTATCGAAGCTGACCAGGAAGATAACGACGGCATCCCCGAGCCGGGCAAGGTCGTTCTCGAAATGGCCGAGGTCTCTACCCTGGATATCCAAGCGCTGTCTGTGGCGATGGAGCGCCTGTCGACATCCCTGGGCGGCATGGTTGAGATGGGCTGGATGACACGCAAGCGAGCAGTCATCATCTCTGCCAAGGTTCTCCGTGAAATCGGTGTCGAGTTTGATCCAGAGGTCGAGTATGTTCTGGCCCAGGCCGAGCAGGCCCAGGATATGTCCAACATGGATGACCAGATTTTGGGAGATGATGAGCTTGGCGCCCAAGACGATCCAAACTTCCGCTCTGATCGCCTGGAACCAGATGAGGAGCCAGAGCCGGAGGAGCTCACAGGCGACGAGCAGATCACGGACATGAGCAAGGAGTCTGTTCGCGAAGACCACTCCCATTCACCTGAAACCGTAGACTCCGAGTGCCCCTTGTGCCACGAGCGGGGCGCGCTGGTGTTCGGCGAGGAGCACGGGTCGGCTGTTGTCTGCTCCCACTGTGGGAGCACATACGATGTTGACATGGAGGCGCCTCATGCCATTGTCATTTAAGCAACTGGATGTGCTCGATGACAAGCGCCGGGCAGTTATAGCCGCCCGGTCCACAGATGAGCTCCTCTCCGCCCTGGACAATTGGGACGGACTGGACCGCCTGGCTACAATCTCGGACGAGGAATGGGAGGCTGTCGCTGCTGGATACCTTTCGCCAGAGTCATTCTTTCAGGAGGAAGGCATAGAAGATGAAGTCGTCATCTTCCCTGGCAAGCACTGGGGGTAGAGCCGAAGAGGCTCTGTCTGACCTGTCGCTTGTAGAGCGCCTGGTCTATCGCGCCTTGCGTCTTGGGCTCGCTCGGCAGATTGCCATACGCTACACACTCTTCAATATTCGCCGGCGAGCATACTTGGATGAACTTCAAATCCAGGCTCGTCGAGTGGGCTGCCCAAATCGCAGAGCCAGGCTTTCCCTGGCTGCGGCCCAGGTGCTCGATCGCGCATCGCAGACTGATGCGTTAAACATCGTAAACACATACAACGCGGACCTGCAGCGAGCTATACAGTCCTATGGCAGGCGGAATCCAAACGCTCGGATGCGTCACTACTTGTCATTTCTTAGGGCCTGGACAGAGGCGCGCCTTAGCTGGAAGATTAGGCAAATCCAGGCAGTCGCAGGGAACTCGGCTCGGTCTCTAGCGTTCTCAGAGTTCTACACAAACAACTCGTGGATCGGCGGCGTGGCAATCATGATGCCACTCACGGCAGTCTGCCCGGTTTGCCAGGGCTGGCTAGACAGAATCGTTACATACGGACCGGTTCCAATCGCCATAGCCGTAGCCAATTCGCCGCCATACCATACAAATTGCCCGCACTACTGGATATCATATCCGAATCGGGCACCGACAGGTCAATGCTCACGCCTCTGGATGGGGAGATAATGGTTGCTATTACTGTCGATGCCAGTAGTGCCACGGCCGCGAAGCGATTTTTGTATAGTCTTGCCTCTCGAATTGGCGGGCAAGCCGTCTCGCGCGCCGGCGAAAAGACAGGCAAGACAGTGCGCGGGATGTTCAAGGACACCACGCAGGGCTGGAGCCACTCGCCAAGGTTCTTTGTTCGCGATCGCGGGCAGGGCTCCGTCGCCGTAGGCACAGACGACTGGCTCTACAATCTTCTAAACGCTGGAGCCGAGAGCCACTACATCGCAGCCAGCCTTGCACCCCAGCTCATATACCCCGCGTTCTTTCGTCCCAAGACAGCGCCGCGAACCATCGGCCCGACCGGGGGAGGGGGTAAGTTTGGGCCTCTGATCTTTGCTCCAGTTGTCTGGCACCCCGGATTCAACGCTCGAGAGTTTGACCTGGCTGTCAAAGAAGAGACCGAGCGGCTGGGCATAGCAGCAGAGAACCTAGACAGGGAAATTGTATCCGCAATCAAGTCTACGATATTCGGAGGGTAACAACAATGCATGTAGATATTAAACACACCACAGAGGAAGCCGTCGCAGAGGAGAAAGCCATCCGCGCTTTTTACTTTGGTCTCCGCCAGGCCTTGCTCGCCATGAATGATCATCTGGAGCGGTACATGAGGCATCGTAAGTGGCTGAATGGCGCGCTCACATCCGAGTATCGCAAGAAGGGGCGCGCCGAAGACCGACGTATAGGTACGTAGCGCTGCGAATTTGACACACGCGCTGTAACGTGGTAGAATGTGATGGGAGAGACTATGCCTTTCTTCGATAATGAAACAGAGGGTCGCAAGCCCAAGAACATGACAGGCGCCCTCACCAAAAAGTTGGAGGATGGCGAGCACCCGGCCGATCACTTTCTAGTTGTCCTTGACGAAGACGACGTAATGACATGGAACTTGGTTGTCAAGGACATAAACGGTCGGTACAACCTGCACCTTTTCGGTGCAGCTTGGGCAGCGCTCACGCACCCCAATGGATTCAGGGGGCGTAAATTCAAAGGCGAGCGCAAGGTGAAGGCGAAGGCAATCAAGGACCTGCAGAACCTTTACCACAAACTAGGTCGAAAAACTCCCGATGAGAGACTGAACCGAAGGTATTCGGCGGAGGCAGATGTGAGTAAAATAGACGGGCTCTTTGCGACATTTGTTCCTCGTATTATCGAGGGCGAGTTTCGAGGGACAGCTTGGGACGTGACGATTATTGGCCCAGGCGATCCAGGTATGATTGTTGTGCAAGGGGAGAAAGAGTACGTCCTCTCCAAAAACAACCGGCTCTATTCGGTGGACGGGCTGCGTGAATCCGTCGGTTCGTGGTCTGGTATCAAGGTCTACGACAACCATCTCTCGGAAGAGGATTTCAAAGCTCGCGCCGGCCAGCGATCGGTCAAGGATGAGTGGGTAGGGACCCTGCGGGATGACCACTGGAATGAAAGCGCCCACTCCCTGGATGCAGTTCTCAAGATTGTCGATCTTGAACTGGCATCCAAGCTCAAGACCGCGCACGAAGAGGGGGTCCTCGGCCAGATCGGGCTCTCCATCGACACCTTCCCTGTTTTTGCAGACCAGCCAACGATGCATGAAGGCACAGAGATGCCTGTGATCGAGGGCTTTCAGTCTATTGTATCAGTTGATCTGGTTGCGGAACCCGCAGCGGGCGGGCGACTCAATCGCATTTTAGCATCTGTGGGGTCGGAAGCCTCGCAGAAGGAGGACGACATGACCGAAGAACAAATCAAGGCCCTTGTTCAGAAGATTCTGTCTGAGAGTATTTCGGCTCAGGTTGCAGAAGCTGTAGAACAGGCGGTCGAAGGTCTAGCTCCTGCAATTCAAGAGGCTGTCCGCGCGGCTGTCGCAGACGCCCAGAACGCACAGGAGCAAGAGGACGAAGACGCCACGCCCGACAACACGGAGCAGGACGACAGCGCGGACACCGAGGACGACGTCACGGAGTCTGCGATCAGTGGGTTTGAGAAGCGATTGGCTGAGTTCGAGCGCAAGACCAAGGCCGACGCCGACGCTATGGCTTTGCGGGAGCGCTTGTCCCGCAATGATGTGACCGTGCTGCCCGACGCAGCGCAGACCCTGATCCGGGAGCAGTTTGAGGATCAATCATTTGATCTACCTCGGCTCGAGACGGCCATTACTCGTGTCCGAGAGAGCATGACCGAGCTCGACCCCACCGGCCGTATCGAAGGCGCCGGCACGTCGAGAGAGGGCAATGCGCAGGTCACGTATGACCAGACCGACAAGTGGACGATGAGCCTGCTGGGCAAGATGATGTGGGGCACGCGCTGGTCTGACCTGCGTGGGCTCGAATCGTTCTTGGATGGCTCGAAAGAGAACAGCGTGATCGCGGATCGTATGCCCGAGGCCTACAATGCCTGGATCAAGGCGGGTCGGCCCAAGGTTGACTCCCTTGCCTCGACCCGAGACCTCACCCTGGCTATCCTGGGCGGAAACCCGCTCGACCCTCGCCAGTCCGAGTCAATCACCACTGGCACGTTGACTTCGATCATGAAGAACACGATCAATCTGCGCTTGGCCGCCGACTACTTTGTGATGGAAAAGTGGTGGGAGCCGATCGCGAACAGCGAGACGGTCAACACCATCGAGGACGCCACGTTCGTGCGCGCCTACGGTCTCTCCACGCTGGACGAGGTCGCGGAGGGCGGGGCCTACACGCAGAAAACGATGGAAGACGAGGAAGAGACGGCCTCGTATTTCAAGCGCGGAAACACGGTGGGCATCACCATGGAGGCCCTGCTCAAGGATCGCCTGAACATGCTGCGGCAAATCCCGCAGAAGCTCGCCGCCGCCTGGTACAACACGCTCTCCGACATGGTGTCGGCGACGTTCACAACGAACACGGCAGCCGGGCCCGTTCTGTCTGACACGGGCGCGCTCTTTAACGCGACTGCTGTGGGGACACCTGGTGGCCACGCCAATCTTGGCACGGCCGCCCTATCCGGCGCAGCCTTTGATGCTGCTCGCCTGGCCATGAACAAGCACACGGACCAGCCCCTT